TTAACATTAAATGTTAAATCTGGAAACATTGACTTATTGTTATTTTTGATACAGAATGATTCAAATGCATCATAGTTTTCATATATAAAAATCTCTTGTTGTAATTCTGGTCGCATTTCTTTTTTTTCTTTGTAATATCTAATTTTCTCTTTTAGAAAATTACGATTAAACGAAAATACGCTATTATGTTTAAATATGTGTTCAAATATTTGCTCTACGTTCATTATATTATATATATTGAGGATATATTTAATATTGCCTAAATCTTCCGCGAAGGAACGGAAGACAAATAATACCCCCCACGGATTTTCCGGCATAGCATAGAGCGTTTTAGCATTTCGAAGAAGAGGACGGATTTCATTATACATAATACGGACGACTTCTTTATTTGCGAATTAAATGAACGGCAGGTTTGAATCCATATTTTTTATTGAATCGATTCTTATAGGTATAAACCATACAGCGTTATACAGTAGCCCGAGACAATGTCTGCGGAAACTTGCGCATAAACGCCACGTGATTGGTATTGAGAGAGGTGCTGTCGCCCCAAAGTAAATATCGAGACAGCGACCCAGGCGAAAATGGGTCATTCCAGTTTTCTCTGGGTTCGTGGCGCTCCAAGTATGATTTGCGCTTCGATTTGTCTCCGTGGTCGATATACGCCTTTCCAACAGAAGAGCCAAAATGAACAACCTTTCCGTTTGCGTAAGTCGCCATAAAGCGTTTTCCTTTTCTGGTGGATGGTTCGATGAGCATTTACATTATAACCAGATAAATAATGTTGTAATTACATTTAGCAGAATGTAAATATAAGTTATATGACCGACCTTATCGACATCTTAAAGAAGAAACGCCCCCATCTCAGCGAAGGTTCGCTAAAAACCTACAAGAGCATCCTTACATCAGTTTATCGAAAATGCTACCCAGATGATGACAGTATCGACCTCGACAAATATGACGATACCACCAAAATAATGGAGCACCTCAAAGATATACCGTTTAATAAGCGTAAGACCACGCTATCGGCGCTCGTAGTTTTAACTGACAAGCCCGAGTATAGCAAACTAATGGTAGATGATATCAAAGAATATAACGAAACAAAGCAGAGCCAGAAGGCTGAGGGCAAGTTCGCTGATATGTTGAAAATCGCGGATGTGGAAACGATTTTCAAGAAGCTGGAAGCCGATGCTAAACATCTATATAAGAGCCCGACAAAGTCGATGGCCGATTTACAGAAAATCCAAAATTATGTTTTGCTCGCGCTCACGAGCGGATTATTTCAAGCGCCCCGCCGTTCGCTGGATTGGATTATCAAGCATAAAAATTATGATAAAGTTGTCGATAATTATGTGGATATGAAAAACAAAATATTCGTTTTTAATATGTTTAAAACCAAGGACTCGAAGGGTGCACAGACAATCGAGATAAGCAAGCCTCTCTACGCCATTTTGAAAAAATGGATTTCGATTTTGCCTGAAACACAAGACTACCTGTTATTTGATAACAAATCGACGCATTTGTCGCCGAGCCAAATAACACATCGTCTAAATGATGTATTCGGTAAACCAATCAGCACATCGATGTTGCGTCATATCTACTTGACGAGCAAGTTCTCGAACATCGATTTAAAGGAGCTGGTCAATACGGCGGAGGCGATGGGTAATTCGCCGATGCAGGCGTTGGAGTATGTAAAAAGGTAATTATTCAAAATTAACCGGGCTTTCATCTCCATATGTTTTAATGATTCTCCTGGCAGTATCTTCTCGTCTTCTAAACCGAGCTATATCGCGTTCTCCATCGCTCGATGGAACTGAGAAATAGCCTGCTTCTCTTTCAGTCAAACGCTCACTAATCGGTATTTTCGCACGAGGTTTTCGCGCCTTCTTCTCGACAGGACCAGCAGTTGTAAGAGGTTTCGTCAGATCACTCTCACCCATAAACACCGCATTCAAAGTGGCCTCATCATTGGCTGGCTGAAATGGCGCGGCAGAAACAAGTTCCTGAATAGGCATACCAGAAGGCACATAAACGGGTTGCTGAACGGGCACACGACGACCAATCGACTCGATAAGACTCGCTAAACGTGCTTCGTTAAATGCACTTGGAATGCCAGCAGTGGGCGGTATCGAGCCCCCCGCACCGGACCCACCAGCTGACTGAACATTTACTTTTACGCTGGTTCGCACAATTTGCTTCTGCTTCTGTTTAAGGCCCTTCTTCTTCGGGGCTTTCGGTTTCTTCGTTTTTGGTGGCATATATAATAACAATACACATTATTATTATAACAAAGCAAGCCAAAATATATAGTTCGTCAAAAATCCTATTCCATATTTGGTAAGAACCATTTGTAAAACAGTCCAGCCCGAGAGGTTCATTATCGTATCGACAACCACGATTAACTGTAATGGTGCACCGACTGTTCGTAAAAAATTATCGACCAAATGCTGGACGACATAGTCATTCACCCATGCAACGCATTTATAGTATGCGCCTTCTAACCCAGTCGCACACCGACGCAATAGCAATTTTAAAAAACCCTTTTCTTTTTATCTGGCCGTTTTCCCAGAGATACTGGATGTTTGCTTCTAAATCCTTGATGTCGGCGGGCTTCATCGCATCGAAGAGACGATTCCAGACGCGAAAAACGATGTCTTTTTTGTCGATTTTAATCTTGTTCTTTTTGTTATCGACTTCCTGTTCGAGAATCGAGCATACCATCTTTAACAACTCCATATTGTGTTTATACTCGGTATGATTTGGAATGTCGCTTATTTTTTCGATAATTTGATTAACGAGCCGGTTCGTCTTGACGTCGGCGGCGAGAGAGTGTTTTGGATTCACGTAGCAAAATGCGGATGATGCCATATAACAAATACATAGATATTATTTCTAAATTATGTTGTTGATTTTCTTATACAGAGGTAAAATCTCATTGAGATAAATTTCTTGCTTCTTCGCTCCATCTGTTTCTAAATACCAACGCAAACAGATATCGCTCATTAAACGGTCTTCCGCAATTTCGATTACAGTTTTTATTTTCATTATAGATTATATGGCTAATATTTGATATAATAATACACTGCCATATTCAACGGCCTGACTTCTGATCCGCCCCTTCCTGCTGGATATGCTAAATCAAGGCCTGTTGCATTCTCTGCTGGATCGCCTTGATTTGTTCGTGCTAAAACATCACGAGCACCTGCTCCACAAGAGCGGAACCCGGTGCTCTCTATTGGGGTTGAATAACCGACTTTTGGTGTTGTTAAGGCCATATCAACTTGAAGTGTTCCTACCGCGGCTGCAGTATATGTATCGAGAATAACAGTTTTTGAGCCTGCACCACGCAAAAATGTTGCAATGAAATTTGGAATATTAAAGGTTGTTGTTCCGTTACCAATGCCAAACACCGTCCCAATTGCTGAGAACAACCGTGCATAAGTTGAGCGTGATACTGCATCGCCATTACAATATAAAAACCCAGTTGGAACAGTTGATACGACGCTTGTGTTAATAGTTCCAACTGGTATGAAAGTGAAATCAGAGCTGGCATCCATAACAAGATTTTCGCGTATATTCAAATTGCTATTAAATGATACATCACCAGCTACTGATAAACGCGAGTTAAATGATGCATCACTTGATACGAATAGCTTCGAGTTAAACGACGCATCGCCCGAGACGAACAGCTTCGAGTTAAACGATACATCACTACCGACGAACAGCTTCGAATTAAATGATGCGTCGCTACCGACGAACAGCTTCGAGTTAAACGATACATCACTACCGACGAACAGCTTCGAGTTAAACGACGCATCGCCCGAGACGAACAGCTTCGAGTTAAATGACGCATCCCCGCCTAAAAATAGCTTCGAGTTAAATGATGCATCTCCACCAAGAAATAGCTTCGAGTTAAATGATGCGTCGCTTGCTACGAACAGCTTCGAATTAAATGAAGCATCACCGCCGAGAAATAGCCCCGAGTTAAATGATGCGTCGCTTGCTACGAACAGCTTCGAGTTAAATGATGCATCTCCTACTAAAAATAGCTTCGAGTTAAATGATGCATCTCCTACTAAACATAGCTTCGAGTTAAACGACACATCACCACCGACGAACAGCTTCGAGTTAAACGACGCGTCGCCCGAGACGAACAGCTTCGAGTTAAACGATACATCACTACCGACGAATAGCTTCGAGTTAAACGACGCATCGCCCGAGACGAACAGCTTCGAATTAAATGAAGCATCACCGCCGACGAACAGCTTCGAGTTAAATGATGCGTCGCTTGCTACGAACAGATTCGAGTTAAACGACACATCACCGCCGACGAACAGATTCGAGTTAAATGATGCGTCGCTTGCTACGAACAGCTTCGAATTAAATGACGCATCACCGCCTAAAAATAGCTTCGAGTTAAATGATGCGTCGCTTGCTACGAACAACTTCGAGTTAAACGATACATCACTACCGACGAACAGCTTCGAGTTAAACGATACATCACTACCGACGAACAGCTTCGAGTTAAACGACGCATCGCCCGAGACGAACAGCTTCGAGTTAAATGATGCGTCGCTTGCTACGAACAGCTTCGAATTAAATGAAGCATCACCGCCGAGAAATAGCCCTGAGTTAAATGATACATCGCCTACTACGAACATCTTCGAGTTCATCGAAACATCTAAATTGAAAGTATTATACCCAGTCCAAAAATTATTTAACGGCAAAATTGCTGGTCCTGTTACCACACTATTTACATATGTATAATTACATAAATGATTCCCACTTGTTGGTGCAATCGCGCACGAGGGTATTTTTGAAAATGTAGATAGAGCATTATGGGTTGCCGTCTGTGTTGTTGAAGTTATCGACCCAATTGTAATAGGTGCATTCAAATTTGTCCCAGTTGAAATATTAACCGAGCCAGTTGTTAGCCCTGTTCCAAGATTTAAATTGGTAGTTGGAGATGGATTTAGGTCTAATTGATAACTGCTTGATATATTGGCAAAAGGAATTGAGCTGTCGATTTTAAGAGTTAAAGCACCAGAGGCTCCATTGTTATCATCAATTATCAAATTATTTCCAAATCCGGAAGGGTTCCTAAAATAGAAATTACTTGGTCCAGATGCGATAAAATATCCACCAGTCGAGAGCAACATACTACCAGAAGAGGTAAGCGTCATATGATCTGACGTCAAGTTCAAATAATGAGAAGCCGATCCGTCGTCAAGCTCAATGCTGTTAGCACTTCCTGAACTGTCTTTAATAAGGCCACTAATGAACGTATTTGCATTTGAAAATGTTTTCTCACCAGTTATTGTTTGAGTAGTTCCAATGGTCACGTAAGTTGCAGATGTATGACTATTTACATAAGCAGTTGTTGCTAAATGCGTCGAGTTATCCAATGCTGGCATCGTTGGGGCTGTTCCTGAAACATTGATAGTTATGTTATCGCAAATAATATCGGTTGTTATTGTCGAGTCGGCGTCGATATTGTTTAATCCGTCGAGGGTTGGCTCGAAGCCGTAGTTATTACTCATAATATAGATTTTGACTATATTATAAACATTGGATTTCCAATAAGATTAAAGTTCCTCAAAATGCATATACACTATATATTTTGTGATAGCATTGATACCGGATGATTCGGCAGCATTAAAAACGGCACCAGTTGATGCAATAATCGTCATAAGTTCAATCTCAATTAAATTGGTTAGGTTATCGACATAAAACTCGTGGTTATCTTGTGGCCGAGCAATCAGTGCGAGAAGCGTTGGTGTCGCGGCATTAGGTAGAAGAGTTGGTATCAAATTACCAGCATATGTGAGAGGCTTGTTGTAATTTTGGATACTGTTCTGTCTTCGTAAATCAATGTGGAGCGCGTAAAGAGCAGTGCTTGCTAATGTTGAGGTAGCAAATGCTCCGCCCATCATATAATAAGAAAATGATATCTTATAGGGTTTCGCTAAATCGCTTGGAATTTGCACCAGTCGTTTTAAATCCACTTGAAATATAGGATTAAACTGTTTGCCTACCCACGATGCTGTATTGTAGATATCTAAAACCACATTGAAATTACGCTTTGTTGTCATTATATTATTACGATACATAAAAATTATGCTTCTTCAAAATGCAGATACACAAAATATTTAGTAAGGTTGTTATAATTTGTAGCATTAGTTGGGTTGAGCGTTATTCCAGTTGAATTAACATATGTGGATATTCTCACTTCTGTGAAATTGGTTAGGTTATCTACATAAAATGGCGGGTTATCTTCTGGTCTTGCAATCATTCGAGTTGCACCGAACCCCGCCCCCTGTGTTATTAACTCTGCCTGAATATTGCCGGCGTATGTTAATGGTTGATTATAATTCTGGATATAATTTTTTCGACGCATATCTATATTCAATGAGTAAAGAGAGGTAGCTACTAATAATGTGTTTGCGAAGGTTCCGTTTTGCATATAATATGAGAATGTAAGTTTATACGGCTTTGCTAAATCCTGAGGGTTCTGGACAAGACGAGTTAAATCTACCTGAAATGTCGCGTCAAATTGGTTGCCTGTAAAACTGGCTGTGTTGTATGTATCGAGAACCACATTGAACCTTCTCTTTGTTTGTTGAGCCATTATATCATAACAATACAAATTGTTATAATAATATTTTGTTTATGCGAAGTTCATACCGAGCTCGCCAGTTAAAGGTTTACCGGCTTCGATACCAGAGGTTATAGCACTGACAGCATTAGCGGTTTTTGCTTCAATGCCCCTACCCTTCTGGACTCCTCTGCGAACAGCGTTAGCAGTAGACCCTCCTACCTTTGCCAATGCACCGCCGGCCATTAACGGAATGGCGAACTCGGGGGCAACGACGGCAGCGAGCGGAGCGAGTGATTGAGCGACGCCTCCAACCTTTGATAATGTGTTTCCAAACTTGCGAAGTCCTACGTCGGCTACGCCTCCTTTGGAGAAGAACTTTTTAGTATCACTACCCAATTTTCGAAAGAATCCTTTGACAGTTGGCATTATATTCTATGTATGGATAATAATCTCGTCGAAGTTATGAAACAAGCGCTGAGTCGCGTGATTGATATAGAGGAAATCGTGGGGTTTGGTATAGGCCATTTTGGTAATCTGTCTAAATACTTCTGGTTCCAATTCCACTACCTCGTCTAATATATTTTTCATTTCCACTCCACCCACTTTAAAGATGAATAGGTCTGTGAGACCTTGGCGAACTTGTCGCGGTATCGAGTTGAACGTTTGACACGCAAGCCATATAGATAAAAAATTATGGCGACGATTATTGACCATTGACAGAAGCAACTTTTCACACGGACCTTTCAGCGCCTTCTGGACATCGTCTAAAACAATGAGTGTCTTGAAGCCCTCGACCGCGTTAGCTTGTGCTATGTCATATGCCTCGGTAAGCGTATCGATATTTAGCTCGTCATATATTTGTTCTTCTGGTAAGACACTCCAAAAATCGTCTTTGATACTGGCTCGCGAATTGGCCGGACAAAATAATATGATGGTGTGGTAGACGCCCTTGAAGAGAGCCGGTGTGTTCAACATTGAAATAAGCAATGTCGATTTTCCAGAACCGGCCTTGCCTAAATAGAGCGTGAAGTTATGGCGGTTCATCAGTTTGGTTATCTCATACTCATTCAGTTTATTATGTAGCTCGGTATCAACCGTGAATCTGGGTTTCCTGAGTTTCGGTGCATCGTTATGTTTAATCTCTATCGACATATACAGTTTCCTTAGATTTTAAAAACGCTCTATATGCCTCGACTCTCGCCTCGTTGTCTTTGAGTTTTCGCTCGATGTTATTACGGCGAACCATCGTGTAGGTTTGCGACGGGTTCTTTATAAAGAATGATTTTGCGTCTGTTTGCTTGGCCAGTTTCTTTTTGAGATAATATTGGTGGTCATATTCTTTGCGAGTTTGTGGTGTATCCATTTTAATATGAGGAGATAAAAATGTCTGTTTAATTTACGCATTGCTAAATGCGGGGGCGTAGCCCCCAGAGCGAGCGACAGCGAGCGTGTCTATTGATGCCCGCTCGACGATTGGAGCGCCCCCGAGATTAACTGGGGCGTTTATGGGCGCGTAAAGGCGGGTTAATTTAACTAAACAATTGACACGGGGCGCAATAAAATTAATTTTATTGCCCGAACGGTCAAAAATACCATAGTTTAACTACACCAACTGGTAAAACCCCAGTTTAAACGCCCTGTCGCTACGCTTTCCATTAACCGATCTGTTTATGCGTCCATAAACGGCTTGGTTTAACTCGCTTCGCTCGGGCGCTTCGCGCCACGGGGCTACGCCCCGCTCTTGTTATCGAGCGCTTTATTTAGATGAACGCTTGAATCTGTTTGGCCACAGTATCGAACACTAACACTACATCACTGATTCCCCAGGCCTGGCAAATAATAGAAGTGGTAGTAGCAGATTGCAAAAATAGGTTGAGGAACGGTGGAGATGCTCGGGTGTTAATACCCTGGAACAGAACTCCGCTCGACTTCTCCAAGTCATAACCGTAAAACGCGGAAGAAGGAAACTTCAACACAGACACAGCTCCACCATCAGAGCCAGTTGGTGCGGCACGAGAAACAGTAGCAGGCAACACCAATGTGTTATCACTTCCAGCAGGAACTGCAGCAATACCGGCTATCGTGTTATACATCTCTCTGGTAATAACAGTGCCGAGAGATTTCGCGATTCCGCCGCCCAAACTTTGGATGAGGTAGGGGTAGGCTTCGGCCTTATTACCCCTACATAAAATACCACATTATACTCTATACGCATTTCCTCGCATAACAATGTTCTGCCTTTTTTAAAGGGGCAGATACCCTCTCGGGTAGGATTAGACTATATCTTATTACGCATCGAGTTGATTAGACCGTCATTTGCGCACCACAGGCATTTAGTCGTTGAACCGCCTTCATATCCTATCATAACGGACGTAGAAGACTGGCTGCGGATTGCCCTATAATATAAAACTTATTACTATACCGAATGTCATTAGCATTCGCCACCGCAGTGTTTCCACTGTGGTTTAGTATTTTATACTTTGAGGGGTTTCCCGCAATTTGGATGTGTTGCCTTTGTTAATAACAAAGACTATCATATCTTTTGGATATAATTTTAGGCCCACCGAAGAGTTTAGGCCTCTGACAATCATTCAGACTGAGATTGGGGTAGAACGCGCCACCAACTTGGAGCTGTCTCTGCGACAAGCCGGGGTTGATTGCGTCATAATATCCGTTTGGCGTCACCAATGACTGAGCAGTGACAGCATTCGAAGCACCGAACTGATGTATGCACGATTTCACGGAACTATTACGGATTTGGAGGAGGAGCTGTTGAGAGCCCGAACTTCCAGAAGGAATATTCACACTGGAATTGGTGTAGGTGGTAGATTTTAAATACCACTTTCCGTCTTGGAGTGTGGAGCGCAACATTTGCGCGGCAGCATCTCCTACATCGACATACTGCATATTGACACGGAACTCACTGAGTGAGATGGCTGATAAAACAATGTTTGCCGCGGCAGCAGTGCAGTAAGAAACAATAGGGGTGAGAGCGGCCGTGGTCAATTGGAGTTGGAGGTTATTCACCGAGCCAATAGGAAACAGTTTGTTATCAGTATTGACACCAATGACTGACATCAAAGGAATGCAGAAATTGTATCTATATGTGGTTGTTCCAGTAATAGCCAAGTCAATACCAGAAGCAGAGTTCGAATCGGCACCCATCGCAATACTGATACCACCGTTTCGCTCAGACTGATTGACAGTGTTTTGGAGCATAAAGTTTTGGAGGAGTCCATAATTATTTATCGTTTCTATCGGAGTGTTATTACTTAGAAGTACCATCTGATCTACCCACGAACTTGCAGACGAAAGCATTTGGCACACACCAGCCGTGACTGATGCCGCGGTTGAAATTGTGTAAAGCAGAGTGAATGACAATGTGGTCTTGACTGGGTCAAGGAAGACCGAGTCGCTCATTCCGGAAGGAATAGTAAAGCTGACCATCTGCGAAGTAAAGGGCTTCTGGACGGCGGCGTTGGCTGTGAATGAAATAGCATCCACAGGACCATTGACAACGGTAATACCGTCGGGGGCAACATTGACGGAGTAGGAGCGAGATGACTCACTCATCGACGGAGGCAAGTCGAACTTTAACGAAGCGGGTAAACCCATTGCGGAGGAAGGAAACATTATATCATAAGCATATAGAAAATAATTTTATAATTACACTCTGCCATTTACAATATTGCTAAATGTCAGCTCCTGGGTCTTGACCACTTCGAGGTAGTCGATATCGATTTGGATTGTCATCAGCCACGAGACGCCATTGAAGTTGACCAGATGTCCTCGGTCATCGGTCACGGTTATCGTGAAGCTGGTTATATTGCGGTCCTGGATGAGAAACTTATTCTGTGTTTGATTAACATAGTTGATGATGCTGTTCTGTCCTGCGTTGTTTTGGAGCGGTAAAAATATATCACTCGACCCATCCGTCGTGTTAAAGCACCCGAAATTGAAATAAGAACTCCTAAAATTGATTCGTTGCAGGGGTATGAAGTTGACCACATTTGGAAACGCAACGCTGAGACCCGTCAGATCGATTACGCCTAAACCCATTATGCTATTGACTGTTGAACTCGATGATGACGCATTCACCGTAAAGGGGGTCGTTGTATGCGTCATTATGAGCTTGGTTGTTATGCTCGAATATGTGAAACTATACCCCGCAGGTAGTAGGGCGGTTATCATCGTTATAAAGGTATTTACATTATAGTTGCCTCTCGTAAGCGTATATGTTGTCGCATTCAGGACAAATTGATTGTTCGTGTAATTGACGATGTAGAACGAGTTGGGCACCTCGGCGTGCACTACACTGAGGTAGGCGTTCTGGATGTGATCCATATGAAATGTCAGATCGGGTAAATCGACTTGGACGCGACTCTGGAAGTCGCCGTTTATACAGCCAATGGCCGAGCTGAGATTGAATAGTCGTGTCTTTGTTTTTATCATCCTATATTATAGAGTCATAAAAACTGTTTTCAAAATACACCCGTATTTTGTAAAGTGCTTATACCGAGCGAACGCTCGTTATACAGCTTATTGTGGGTTTCCGCTTGCGTCGCACGATGATATGAAAATCATTTCATTGATTGGCTCCACTTCGTGGTGTGTTATCTTGATGGCCTCTTCTGTGTCGTATGTGGTGATGCTCGTGCACGTTGCGATTGTTCCGCCTTCTACAACTTCGTGGAATGGTCGCATACCCATCAGCTCCATTGCTTGCATAATATCTTGTTGGTCATCGTTGAGCTCTTCTAAATATTCCAGCGCCTGTTCGGGTTTTCCGGCATTCGCGCAAGCCGTGATAATCGCGATATCCTCCGGAAAGCCCGCCTTGATTAACCCTTTGATTTCTGATTTGATTTGTTTATCCATCTATAAAGTATGTTTAGCAGATAATTTGTAAAATTACGAGATTATTTATCGATGTTATTTATATGTCTAAACCCCCACCCAAGAAGAAACTGCTCGTAAAAACCGATGAGATTATTGCCGAGCCCGTGAATAATTTAGCCGAAGTTGTGATACCTCAGGAGCCTATACCCGAGGCTTCTGTTGAAGCTCCTAAAATAGATAAGCGCGGTAAGCATCCTAACATAATGAGCAACTTGGAGAAGGGGCGCATCAAGCTCGCCGAGATTCGGGCCCAGAACAAACTGGTGAAGGACGCTTTAACAGAGAAGGCCTTTAACAAGAAGGTCGCCCTACAAGAGAAGAAGAAGACCGCCATTATGGACGCCTACGGAGTCGATTCGCTCTCTACTGACGAGGAGGAGGAAGTTGCGCCGAAGGCGCAAGCGAAGCCCGTTAAAGTAGCGCCGAAGAAGAAGAAGCCGATTCGTTATGTCGAGGAACCCGAGTCGAGCGAGGAGGAAGTCGTATATGTCAAGCGCGGGGTTGCGCCTTCGGCGCCAAAACAACAGCCACCGGCGTTGCTTTTCTATTAACGGAATACTATTTAAAAATAATGTCCTACAATCATATAGCAATGGCAATGGATTGGCAAGCCGAATATTATAGACTTGATGCACACCACAATAATATGATACAATTGACGCAGGTTTTGTTTTTTACCTTTGCTGTCTATTTACTAACGATGGAAATCTTCTTTTAAATAATATCATTATTTGTTATAATGACATTATCTGCGCCTGAGGAATATACTATCGACCGTAGTTTAGACGTTCCTGTGCCCGTAGCATTGGCCATTTTACAGCTTATAACAGTAGAGGCGTCTTTACTCATTATTTGCGTTGTTTTTTGGAATACTTGTTTAGGAACCTTAAAATAGTTGTCCTTGCTTTGCTGAACCATTTTATGTAGCCCTTGGTCTCCTTGATTCGAAAGTTTTTACCAAATGTAGTTTTTGCTACATTTAGTGCGATCATATCGGCTTCGTTGAGCGTAGCGATGTAGAGGGCTGTTGCGAGGGGCATCGATGGTATATATAGGATGCCGATACTTCAATTTCTTGGATGTGAAGGGTTGGTGATGGTGTGCATGGTGACACCCCTGTTTTTGTTCAGCTATCAAAAATAAAAATAATTATTCGAACAAAATAATTATTTTTTGGCCCACGATTTCTATTTTTAACCCTTCAACCCTTCACACCCTTCACATTTAATAATAATAATAATAATAATGATAATAATAAGACTATAAATGGAGCTAAATAATAATAAAAATAAAAAATAATAGTGTGAAGGGTTGGTGAAGGGTTGCATAATTTGTGAAGGGTTGGCTATTTTATTTTTATAGAAGGCATCCTATTTTAAAACACGCCTTCATTTTGGAGATATCGAATGTCCGTTTATTTCCGGTCCTTGTATGCATCACATCACCGACACCATCGATTTTAAGATTTTTCAATTTCAAACCGAATGATACCAGCGAGCACTCGAAGTGTATTCCAGAATCCACTTTAAATGTATTAAATGCCTCAAATTGCTCCATTGCGGATTTTTCCACAAATGCCAAATTGATGTTTTCTACTACAAACTGTCGGAGCCATAATTCGATGGGCGACATTTGCGCCTCCTTGATGTCCTTGTGATACTCGGTTTCTGGCATTGCTACCTTGGAAAACTTGTCGGCTCCTGGTAGCGTTTTGAAATATTCGTAGATGGATTTTACGGCGTTTTCGTCCTCCAACATAGCATACATTTTATCAAAATAATCGCGATTTCCTATAAGCTCATCGCTGGCTCGAATAATGAGTTTTCGGCGGTCTTTTTTGCTGGTCTTTACTGGGTCTTCATTGTTGGTAGTCATAATGAACCGATGATAAGATGCGATTGTGTATGGTATGATACCCTTCTCGTTGATTGTTATGTCTGGCTCTGTAATCAGGGCTTTAATATATCCATCAGCACCGTCGCCTTCTTTCTTCGACATTTCATCAAGATTGACTAAAAACGCGTTCTTCATCTGGCCGTTGAAATTGCCCCACACATTTTGACTTGGTTTTGCAGTTGAGAGAATCTTTTCTTTTCCGAGCATTTTTTCGAATAATCGCATAAGCGTTCCTTTACCCGCTCCTTCGTCGCTTATCAATGTAGGACAAATAGATTTGACAGATGGAAACTGTATCATCTGGGCTATCCATAATTCGAAATAATCGGCCACTGATTGGTCATTTCCACACATAATTTTTATGTGCTTCTTGATAATGGAGACGGCTTTTTCATCGTTTATAAACGCATTTTTTCTCTCCATCGTAAAGGGGCGCCATAAATTGTAGACCGAATCGGGGCATTGAATGTCCGGTGGATATACGGCCATATCATATTTCATTCGATTTTCTCCGTCTTTCAACCAGTCCATAATAAAACACTTCGATTTGGGTTCATCCTTGACAATCGCATCGTAGCTGATACGCTCCGTGGATGTAATCAACTGGGTTTTTGTCATAATGATATTATCATTTTCAGTTTGACGAACAAATAACGACTTATTGCTGATGAGTAAATGCGTTTGCTCGAATAATGCTTTTACACTTTCATAATCGCGTCCTTCTGTTATTTTGACCTCCACCTTTGGCGTGTATTTCTCTACAATTTTTTGATACTTTTTTTCGTTTCCATTTTTAGCAAATGTATAAAATGTTCCTATCGATAACTGGTCAGGTTTATATTCGGCCCAGGCTTTATCGAACCCGTCATCGTCATATTTGGCTTTTGACCGCTTGGATATTTCGCGAGCTACATCTTCGTATTGATCGCTTTCGCTTCGCAACGACCATATGATTTTGAGCCACGACTGGTATAAATTGATGTCTTCCATTTTGATGATTGCGCCCAATTCCAGCATCTTATCAGTGTTTATACTACCCTTTATAGTAGAAGGCTTTGTCATTTTTGATTTGCTGATTCTTTCATCGCATATAAGCCCAATTTTTAAATCTCCGGATGATATCATCATTATAGGTTTATCTGTATTCATCATCTCAAATGGAGCATAACTTCCTCCGCCACACAGTAATTCGACTCCGCCGACATCGCCATTTTTAAATTGCATCCTACTCGATTCTGGTATAAAATCCTCGTCGCTTTTAATCAAAATGTGTTTTCCATATGATTTGGTCATCGATTTGAACCACGGCGTATTATGGGCGATATTATCGAATCTGGAATCATAATCTGGTGTATCTAAATCTATATGGTGTATATGCTTGGTATTGATACACAAATGTGTAAATAATTCTGGTTGAGTTTTAAGTAGGTGTTGTCTGGCTCTGATTAAATCTGTATTCGAAAAATCGTGTAAATTGGGTCTTGCGTTGTCGTATGTCTTATGGTCAATTGGATTTAATTCTTTTTTGGCTCCATCAATGGTAAGGTTAATAGGAAACCATTCGATGTCGTTAGCGTCGCAGAAGTCGGTCGTTTTGGTCGAGGTGGTCATCATTGTATATATCTAACTAATATTTGTTTTTAAATGGTTTTCACAAAAGTGTTTATTTCTCACATTTCCCCTAAATGTTTTCAATTTTTTGGCTAAATGGCTAAATGATTTTAAATCAAAAAAAATGACTTAAAATAATTCGATGGAACAGAGGACCCGAACCTCATCCTCAAATAATTTGACTCTCTTCTTGCGTAGGCGATAATCTCGCGTATATTGACAGTTTTTCTCCTTGCTTGGAGGGTTGGCTTCGCGCCATTTCTGTAAATATTCGCGTAATTCGTCGCGGTGTTCTTGGTGGTATCTTTTGACAGCTCGTTTTTGTGATTCGTAAATGGGCATTGATAGATATATATAGATATCTGTATATCTTTTTGCTAAATGTTTTCAATTTTTGTAAAATCGAGTATTTCGCTTATGGGTATAGTCCTATCTGGTTTATCTTGTGGGTCAATTGTTATAGGCACTCGTTTGTTATCTTTAACCGTCCAAGTATTTAAAACAACGCCCACTGTTTTTGGTGTAATTTTTATAATAGTCATAAACGGCTTTTCATATCCATCATTGCCTTTAACATTAGCACTTTTATATTGGCTTGGAGTATTTAAAACATCTCCAACTTGTAAATCTTTTAATGTTCGCTTTGGCTCAACAACTGGCTCGATAACTGGTTTAACCGCTGGTGCGACTTTACCCATTTTAGCTTGGTTCCAGTCTTTTAGAAACTCTGGCTTATCGCTTCCAAAAAACGATGTTATCTTGTTCTCACTGCTCCACGACTTGAGGAACTCGTTGTATTTTGGTTTGGTTTCCATTGTATATATCTATCGGCTATTTTATTTTTAAGTAGTTTTTGAAAATGTATATATATCTTACATTTCTCCTAAATGTTTTCAATTTTTTGGCTAAATAATCCTTGGTATAAGTTCATATAATCGATGTATTAAATCTGGTGGTATTTTGCTCCTCTCTTCTGTTCCTTTAAACTTGCTTGCATTATAATATCTACGAACAATGCCATTACCAAGTGTATGCATAGAATATGTATCTTCGGCCATAATTGGTTTGTTTTCAGTCCATAAAGGCAAGTTGCTCCAAATATTAGTTGCTTTTGGAAACCCCCAGCCATAATTTCCATAATATACGAGCCCTTTGCTACTATTCGTTCCTTTTATAAAATCTATTAACGGAGGAAAATGTTGCAACAATCCTCGCGGATTCTCCATAAACCAAGCTTTGCATTTGAAATATTTGAGTATTTCGATAACCTTTAACACCATTGCATTAGCCAAATTGGATTGAGGTCGGTGTGCGTTATCCAGCCCGTATATATTAGCTTTTGTTCTGTATTTTCCACCAGTTGCAACCGAAAATGTAGTGCAGTCTGGCGAAGCCCATATAACATCGAAATAGTCTGGTGCATATTGTTTAAAGTCCCACTCCAAAATATTAACTGTATGGGTAGCATTAAACTTTGGGTTAAAGTCTAAACTGACTATTTCATAACCATATTGTTGAAATACATTTCCGACTGATTTTGTCCCACAGAATAATTCAAGGCACCTCGGCATATATATTTTGACTATTATCGCCTAAATAATTTCATTTGATGAGGTCATCAAATAAAATGGAGGAGCTGATTATGAATTAGTCGCTTACTATATATTGCCTAAACATTCCTCAGATTTGGTATTCCACATCGCCCAATGCGAGAGCTCCTAAAACGAACACTCCGTGGCGCTTACCTCGAATGTGAGCGGTCTTGCAGTGGGCTTGATACTCACCGCCGCAAGCACAGCGGATATAGTCTAAACACCTCTTCGGCGCCCAAACTGCGTTTATCTTGGCGTTTGATACCTTCCGGCGATCCGTTCGCTCCTCCTCGCTAACATAGGCTTGGTTTACATTCAGAGTATTGACATATTGACGGCGCCAGTATTCCTCGCGAATAAGGGCGGTTATGCGTCGCTCACAGTCGAGCTCCTCAATCGGCACCATCGAGCAATTGGTCCATCCGCCGTTTGCGTTTATCATCGTATAGAGAGGTAGAATCCGTGTTCCACAATTGCCTCGATGCTGACTCTTGCGCTGGTTAAAATCTTTTGTTGATCCGATGTAATGATACTCGCCAGTTGTAATTCTGTAAATAGTGTATTTTGTCATTAAATTATATATATTGGTAGTATAATTTAATATTGGCTAAATCTTCCGCGCTAAATATTAACAGTTCCAGCCTTTAACATTAAATGTTAAATCTGGAAACATTGACTTATTGTTATTTTTGATACAGAATGATTCAAATGCATCATAGTTTTCATATATAAAAATCTCTTGTTGTAATTCTGGTCGCATTTCTTTTTTTT